GCAGCGGGAACAGGTTTGCTACGGGGTGATACTGTCGCTCTGTCACTGTGTCTCTCCTCTAACTAAATGTCTGTCGTGTGCGGTCGAATCGGATGTGAGCCTCGGCGGGTGCTTGGCCCTGTCGCTGTTTGTCAACCAAGATCATCTCCTGGCCGTCCTCCTCGTGAAGAAACAGGATCGCGTCGGCGTCCTGCTCGAGTTGGCCCGTCTCACGGAGGTCGGCTTTCGTGGGCCTGGGGTTGGGGTTGGAACGGCTCGCCCTCTTCTCAATGCCACGGTTCATCTGGCACAGGAGGAGCACTGGGATCGAGAGCTCCTTGGCGAGCGCCTTGAGTTGCCGACTGCAATCGGCCAGCTCGTTCTCGCGGCTGTGGTACTCACCCACGCCGCTGAGGAGCTGGAAGTAGTCGACGATCAGGAGGTTGAGGGGCTTCTTGCGGTGCCACTGTCGCACCTGGGCTCGGATCTCTCCGATCGTCTGCTCGGCGCCGTCGTCCAGACAGAGATCCCAGCCCTGCATACGCTCAGTGGCACGTGTGAGGCTGTCGTAGCGGCTGACGTCGATCCCACGTTCGCGTCGCATGTCGGCAGTGCTGACACCTGACATGCTCGAGAGCCAGCGCATCGCGAGCTGGGTGCTGGCCATCTCAAGCGAGACGAACCCGACGCGCCCGCCCTCGCTCAGGAGGTGCCTAGCCCACTGTAGCGCGAACGCGGTCTTTCCCTGGCCTGGGCGTGCCGCGAGCACCACGAGATCGGGCGGTAGCACCACGAGGATCTCGTCTAGCTGGGCGAGTCCAGACTTCACCAACCCCGCTGCGCCATACTGGTACTCTCGGATCGCGTCCCAGGTAGCACCCAGGATCGTGTGCATTGTCTGGGGCTCGGCGGGTGCTCGGTTTGCCTCCTCCTCTGCGGCCTGGGTAAGCAGGTCGAGAGCATGGCTTGCTGTAAGTGCCGACGTGACGTCGTGGTGTACGCGAGCCGTGGTCAGCCACACCGAGCGACGGCGAAAAGCATCCTCAACCAGCCCAGCGTAGTAGGTGGGCCCGATCGCGGTGACGTGGTCAGAGAGCTCCGTCACGTACGGCAGGCCACCGAGGTTGTCGATCCATTGGGCTGCGACCGTGACCACCGTGCCCAGGTCGATCATGCCGTGCTCACGGTGCGCGGCTGCCATCGCCCTCCAAACGTACTGGTGTCTGAAATCGTAGAAGTGTTCGGGTGTAAGCCTGTCGCTAAGCTCGGGCCAGTGCTCGGGCTGTAGCAGTAGCCCTCCGAGCACGTGCCGCTCGGCCTCTACGGCGCTGGGCGGCTCTAGCTTCAGGTGCGAAATTTCGCGATCTGCTGTTCGAGTAGCCACTCGATGTCCTCCTCTGTGTGGGTGTGGGGTTGGGGTGTCGCTCTTTGGCTAAATGTGTCGCTGGCTGTTCGCTCGGGTGCTCGAGCGTGGGGCTTCAGCTCGCCCTCGCGGGTAAGGAGCTGCGCGACGTAGCCCCAGGGGAATCGGGCGCGGTGGATCGCCTCCCAGATCTCTGGGCTGATCTCACTGGGCTGTGTCCGTGCAAGAAACACCTGGAGTCTGTCACGGACTGCCGATTTTACGCGCTGGGGTGCGCTCCGCTGGTGTGGAGCGAGCGCCTGAACCCAGCGGGCTGGTACTTCCACCGATCGGTGCTGGGCCTTTGGTGCGGGTGGCCTGGTGACTGCGGCTTGGTAGCAGTACGAACGTGGGCCAGCGCTGACGCGCTCAAGCACTCCTGCGTCCACTAGGCCCTTGAGTGCGCGCTGTAGCGAGCGAGCCGAGCCCGCGAAAATCGAGGTCAGCGCCTGGGTGGTGGTGTCAGCGTTCGGCGCTGAACACACAAACAGGGCTATTGCGAACTGTTGGTCTGTGATCTCGCCTGCTGTGTGGAGTGCTACCAAGTGTTTCATCACGTCCTCAATCTGGGTGTGCGCGACCGCCAGGGAGCAGTCGCACACCCCCTAGATCTACTCTCTCCGAAGGAGAGAGTCTTCTTTAGAACATCGCAAGTCTGATGCCAGGATCGGGCCATCTTCGGATCTGTCGTCACTGTGGGCATGATCGGCGCCTCCTCGGCTCGGTTTTGGGCGAGTCAAACGACAGTCAAGCGACAGTCAAGCGACAGGCCATTTTGTAAGGCCCTGTTCTCACAGGGGAAAAGGGGCGAGTCAAGCGACAGTCAAGCGACAGTCAAACGACAGAGCCACAAAATGGGCGGCTTCCTGGGTGCGTGTATCCGTCAGATCACAGTGTGTCTGCACGCACCCAGGAGGGCCAGAAAAACGACGATCGCGACACACACAGAAGACCACGATCGTCACTGGGCAGGGTGATCGTAACCGTCCACAAGTAATGAAGTGTGACTGCCCAGATGGGGGTGCCTGTCGCCCTGTGGTGTTAGCTGCTGTGTACCGAACATCTCGCAGCCCTGCTCCTGTAACCACTACAGGAGGTCTGCTGTCTATCAGTACAGAGCGACAGACTGGGGCGCTGGGTGGGAGCGGTGCGGCTCCCTGTGCCGTGACTGCTGACTGTTGCGGTTACGGCACCCCAGCAGAAATGATCACTGCTGATCAGGCTTTGGCAAAAGCTCACCGGGCTCGACCTGTAATGCTCGGGCCAAGGCCAGCAAAACGCTAACTCGCGTATCCGTGTGCTCTCGCTCGAGGCGGTTGAGGACTCGCAGCGAAACGCCTGACTCCTTGGCCAACCATGTCTGCGTGATCCCTCGTGATTTTCGTATCTCTCTGACTTTCAGTTCCATCGTGTGACACCTCCTGACGTAAGTCTGGATCATACTGTGGAGTGACGCGCCTGTCAACATTGTTCGCCTGACGTGGCGTCTTTTTGTTGACAGTGCGCCTCTAGTGGCGTACTGTCAGATCTCAACACAGTGATCACACACTGATCACGCAACACACAGGAGACTAACCAATGACGACACCCAACACACTCAACCTCGAGACCGTCTACATCGTCACCAGCCACTTTTACCAAGACCAAGTGGTGCTCACCGAGAGCGAGATCCCAACGATTGGGCGTCACCTCAATGCGCTGAGGCTTGACGAGGGATTCCCTGCTCGCGTTGGCGACCGCCTTGTCGACTGCGAGGGACTTGAGTTCGCTAGGATTGCCTCGCCCGAGGAGCTCGTCTACGAAGTGAACCGTATGCTCAAACGCCCCAACGCGCTAACCACCGACGGAAGTGACGATCTCTACGCCGCACCCGGCACCCACGACAGCACAGTAATTGTGAGCGACGGCATTGCGCTGATCGAGGGCAACGCCGCCGAGATTATCAACGCCCTCTGGGCGCTGGACCCTTTCGGTGGCATCGAGTCTGCGTGGGCAGCGCTGGCTCACTTTCCTGTTACCTGTGACTGTGGCTGCTGCGCTGACTGCGACACCGAGCCCAGCGACACCGAGCCTGAGCACTACAAGCCCAGCGAAGCCGAGCTTGAGCACTGGCAAGACATGTGTCACGAACAGTACACAGGAGCGTAACAGTGAGCGACACCAAACGCACCTTAACCGAGATCGGCGCTGACCTTGCAGCAACAGCACGCCAGCGCCGTCTCGAGGGCCTGTCTGGCCTTGCCGCCGACCTCCCGATGGTCGCGCAGTGGCAGAACGAAGCGAACAGCGCTTACAGAACGTACCGACAGCGAGAGCGCCAGGTGGAGGAGTGGCGCTCGTCACTCAGTCACGAAGAGTACGATCTCCTTCAAAACCCGATCCGCCTGGGCGACACCGTCTACTGGATCGACGGTGCCCGCCTTCACAGTGTCAACGTTTACACCACCCCACGCCTTGAGGACGAGATCGCCGACCTCGAGCACTACCAGGAGACTGATAATGACTAGCACCCCCACACCCACACCAGCGCTCGCAGCAGCGCTGGCCAAAGCGCAGGCTGAGATTCGGCCAGCAGCGCTTGACAAAGTCAACCCGCACCTTCGTACGAAGTACGCCTCGCTGGCGTCTGTCCAGCAGGCAGCACGCCCAATCTTTGAACACGGCCTGTCGTACATGCAGCTCCCCGACTACGACGGCCAGTTCGTGCGCCTCACCACTCGCCTCCAACACGAGAGCGGCGAATTCATCGAGTTCACCACTTCGGCGCCGCTCGCCCCGGGTAAGCAGCAGATTCAGGCCCTTGGCTCAACGATCACCTATTTGAAGCGCTACGCCCTCTCGAGCCTGCTCGGGATCGCCGCTGGTGACGATGATGATGGCGAGTCTTACACAAAACCACACGAGGTGACGCGTCGACCACGCAGCACACCAAGCCAGATGGCGAAAAAGGTCAACGCTCAGCAACGCCAAGCTAGCGAACCCCCACCCCAGGAGCCCCAACGATCGAAAAACCCGCTCGCCCACTACCACGCCACGACGAAAGACCTCGGCATCGAGGGCAACCCAAAGCGCTGGCTCGTTGGAGGTGACACACTGTCGAACGCTACACCAGAGACGCTCGAAAGAATGGACGCGCTCGCGTTCGCACTGAAGCGCTGGAAAAAGTCTGGACGGCTGGGTGCCGTCCTTGAGCTCGCGCAGCTCACCACAGCCGACGACCTCCGCGCCGCCTGGGCTGCGCTTCAGCCTGACGAGCAGAGCTTGCTCGCGCCGTGTAAGGACTACCTCAAGGAGGTCCACGCCCAGACAGACACGACAGGAGAGACACGATGACGAAGACTAAAAAGCTCAGACCTCTTGTTCCTAACAGCAACGTTGAGACGCTGTGCATGGCTATGTTCCGTGCCGGTGTCACTGAAACGTCGTACCCACAGCATCCGGGGATGACTGGCTCTGAGTTGGCCGAGCTGGCCGAACTTGAAAAGTCGCCGACCATAAAAACTGCTGCCGCCATGGTGAACAGTGGCCGATTGGTCATCACCACGCCTGAGAAGCTTACGAATCGACAGTACGTGCTGAGCGCTGCACAGGTCGCCCATTGTGCCGCAAGACTGCGGCAACAGCCAAAACTTCCAGCAGAGACAGCCGAACCCTTGAGACCTGCCACTATTGAGAGCCAGGTCATTGAGGCTCTGTCTGGCGGGCATCAGTTCACTAGCAGTGAGATCGCATCCTTGCTCTCTGGGCGTGGATATCGTCCGGGCTCAGTCCCCAGTCAAATCACCAAGATGTGGAAGCAAGCCAAATTGCAACGATCTGGAGTGCCTGGCTACTACGCGTACAGCCTGCCTACACAGCCAGCAGAAGACACCGAGCCAGCAGAAGACACCGAGCCAGCAGAAGACACCGAGCCAGCAGAAGACACCGAGCCAGCAGAGCACACCGAGCCCTCGATTGTGCAGGCCACCATCGACGCCTTTCACCAGGCAGGGGAGCCACTGTCTAACGAGCAGATCGAGGCACTAAACCACATGCACCCCGACAGACACCGCGTCCTCCGCGATCGAGTAGCAGCCAAGGCTAAAGCCAGGGCACGTCAAGAGCGTGAAGCACGCGAGGCACGTGAAACAGCGCTGTTTGAAGAGTACCTGCAAGCGGCTGTCGAGGCTGAACAGATGGAGCTCCTCGACACATAAAACAGTGGACAGACTAGGTCCACCCCCAACCTGTCACCCCCTGCCAGTGCTCACCAGTGCTACTCAGCCTCCACCACGTCGATCTCGAGAGTTCCACCGTTCGCGATCCATGCCTCGTTCAGTTTTCGCCGACACGCCGCCCACTCGACCACCGCGATACACCCGGTGCTGGTCCCTGCTGCGTGGATCATGAACGGCCAGTCATCGAGAGCGAACGTCCTCTTGTTGTAGGTGGCCATGTCTTCGCGGTCAGTCGGGAACAGCCGCGCCATCGACAGCGTGTGTCCCTTCGGGTGCTTCCTGCTCTCGATGGCCTCCACCATGCGCCAAGTGATTGGTGGTGTTATTCCCCCGTACTCCTTTGGATCGAGCCGGTTGGCTGAGCCCGTGATCACTGACCACTCGCCCAGCACCTGATCGCCCTCGCTCAACAGTTGGATTCGGCCTGGCCCTTTCGGCTGGCTGCTGTCTCGTATCACCTGCGCGTAAATCATCACGTCACTCTCTCCTGAACAGTTGGGGTGACGTTACCGCAATCACTGCGACTGTGATCGCCAGTACCGCCACGGTGGAGGTCACTGTTACCGCTATGACAAGCGGTGTGTGGTTTCGGTACGCTGGCCGAGCTCGAAGCACGAGCACCTCACGACGCAAAAGCATGATTTCTGCATCTCTCGTTGCCACACGGCGGGCGCAGCGTGCTTCTGCGTCGGCGAGCGTGCGCCGATTCTCGATTTTCTGTCGCTGGACTTTGGAGACGCACTGGTTCAACGCCTTCGTGAGCTGCTGGGTGGTGGTGAGTTTTGAAGCGTTCGCCGTTCCCAGGCTGGCCCAGGCCCACCACAGAGCGACGAACGACACCCAGATCGGCGAATTTAGCTTCTCCCAGCGTGACAGCGCCTCCTGTGCACCCGCCTCGATCTCCTCGTCCGTCTGGCCAACGTGTGGCTCGGTTACAGACTTTTCACGCTCAGAGAGTGCGCGCAAGTCTAGCTCAGCCTGTCGAGCGTTGCGCTCGATCTGCTCCTGCTCCACCTGCTCGGCCATTGTCTGCGCCTGGCGACGCTTCACGTAATTTCGGATCAGCTCGTCACTGTCAGCCTTCGACAGCCCCAGCCCACGAGGGCGAAAGATCGCGTAGAGCGACACCAGCGCACCCAGGACACAGGAGCCCAAGATCGCGTATAACTGCCAACCCATCAGGAGCCTCCCTTCGTCTTGGGTTTCGTCGATGCCTTCGGCGCTTCGGGCGCTGGTGAGCGCTTCGTCTTCTCCTCGGCAAGCTTCCCAACAGACGCCTGGAATTTCTCGCCCACCACGACAAGACCGCTGGCGCTCATGTACGTGATCACGAGCGTGATAAGCAGGTACATCGCCGAGTCACCCTTCACGGTGCCAGCGTACACCAGATGCACGCACGCCCCCGACACCACACAAGAAAACAGGAACGCGCAGACCTTCAACCACTCGCTCGCGTTGGCCTGGCTGTTACTGCGTATCAGATCTCTGAACCACTGCATCACACCTCCTCCTGGTTCGCAACGATTTGCGGAACGTGCGCGGCCACCTCGGCAGCGCACTCGTTGAGCACCTGTTGAACGGCAGGAGACCGCCACGGGTCGCCCTCTCGTTCACAGAAGTGGAACGACAGGTAATAGAGGAACCTGCGCTCGGCGTCGACGAACACAGGACGCAGCACAGCCACCTCCACGCCGTTCGCCTCGTAGTACACCCGGATGGAGTCGGCCTTCGGTAGCTTCCTGACGGTGAGCTGAGTCCCCGCGCCTGATCGAGCCATCGCGATCAGTCGCTCGCGTTTCTCGCCGCTGGTGAGTCGGATCGCCCGGAACAGGTGGCGCGACGCCCGCTGGGCCTCTGCGGTTGCCTGCTCGGCTAGCACGGTGACGAAAATGTGCTCGTTCTCGTCGATTGGCCCGCCGTGATCGTGACAGTACGCCAGGAGCACTCTACACAGCGATGGAGTGCTGTGTAGTGCGGCTGACATCGCTGAACTGATCAGAAACGACGGTTGCACCGCACTGAACACGCCAGACGGTGACTGCTGGGGAGTGTATCCGCCGATTGGACGGTCCTCTCGCGGTTTACGACGAAGGAGCCACCGGATCAGGTCCAGGAGCTTCCCGACGACTGCCGCCCACGACATGATCATCTCTAGCGCCCCATCAGGTACCGGTCGATCGTGCGAAACTGCTCGGCTGTGAGCTCGTCCCACCAGAACGCCACCAGGGCGACGTAGCCCGTCCAGTAATCGCCACCCCCTTCAGAAAATCCGCCGAGGCTCAGCTTCGAGTCTTGACCTTCGCTTGGAGCTGCTCCGACAGTGTCCTCACCTGCCGCCAGTCCAGCTTCATAGAACGTGTAGGTGGTAGCGGCTGTCGGCCTGCTCCACCCAATCGTTGTCCACTGCCCGATCTGTGCGCCTCGTTCGCTCACTGCCTCCTGGTTCACGCCCTCGCCCGACTCGTGGAACGCAACGATTTTCGACGGCGTGTCGTTCTTCGTCTTCAGCGCCCAGCAGTTGTTGTACTCGCCCGGATCACTCCCGAAGCGGCTCGTGGTCATGATCCATCCGTCGTTCGTCGATAACGGCGCTACTACCGCGATCATCGACATCTCAGCGCGCTGGTGGAACGGTGTGGAGTTGGCAACGCTGTAGTCGAACGAGCTCGAGCCGTTCAGGTAGAGGCACTGTGCCCCTGGAAACACGCTGTCACGGTACTGCGCTGAACCTGACACTGCTGTGAACAGGTCAGAGCCTGCAAGCTCCTCGTTCAGATTGCCGTCGAACAGAAACAGCCTCTCGACGTCTGGGATCGAATGTGGGTTGCCTACGAGCCCCAGTGGTGCGGGCTGTATCTCAGCGCTGGGAATACCGCCACCAGCGACGCTGCCGCCTGTGATTGTGTCGTTTGCGAAACTCATGCTGTCCCCCTATGCGCGATGCGCTTCGAATTGTAGCCCGTAGGCTTTCGCCCCCGAGGTGCCGCCAGTGATCGCCACGGTGAGCTTGTCACCCGTTCGGAAACTGCGACCGCTGAGCGCTGCCCCGCTGGTCGCTGTCGACGCGTAGAGCGTTGCTGTGTGCGTCCCGTCGCCCTCAAAGTCGATCGTGACAGTCAGCGTGTCGCCGCTCGGAAGCATCCACTGTAGATCCGAGATCTTCGCGGGTGTCGTCAGCGTAAACACGTCGCTGATCGTGTCTGTCCCTGTCGCCTGCGTTGTTTGCTCAAACGGCTGGTTTTCTCTCAGCCCTGTCACTGTGTAGTTCGCCATCGTCGTCGTCTCCTGTTAGGGCCTGGTGGCCGTGGTGTAAAGCGTGGTACCTGCGCTCTCAGGCTGCGAGAGCGAGCGTGTTTCTGCGACTGTGATCTGGTGGATGATGACGTATTGGCTAGTGGTGCCTTGCGCTTCAACGTCGATCTCGTTTACGCGGCCACCGCTGACCGGGATCGTGCTGTCGAACTCCTGGTAGCCTCCAGGCAGCGAGATCGTCGCGCTAACCTCGTTGCGCGTCCGGTTGTAAAACCTCAGCGTGGTCGCTGACTGCGCTGTAACGAGCCCGAACACGCGGAATCTACACGGGTTTGAGCCTGCGCCCACTGCCGTGCTGTCACTGTCAATGCGTGGTGTTGCGTACGCCTGGATCATCGGTGGAAAATCGACGAATCGCAAGGCACTGCCGACGTCATAGGACTTCGTTTGGCTGCCTTTGTACGGCGTCCAGTAGTCCACAGAGTTACCGATGTCCCAGCGTAGGCCTTTCCCTGCTGCTATGTTTTTTCC